CGAAGCTACACCTCTTGCCGAAGCTACACTTCTCGCCGAAGCTACACCTCTCGCTAAATTCCTTAATTAGAGAGTAATCTCCGCTCGGACATATCAAGCGTCCGTTTTTGTCCCTTTCAAAATTTTTTAAATCTTCGATTGTGTATATTTTCATTTTCAAATCTCCATTATTCTCTCGCGCAGTTCTTTCACGCTCTCTCCCGCTCCCGCTTTAATCCCGCGCTGTTCCATTACCTCTTTCAAGAGCTCGGGGACCGAAAGCAGCTGCTTATACCTGCCATACGAAAGCCCCAGCTTTCCCGCTTCCGTCGTAAGCTCGTCTAATTTTGTGTGCGTCCTCTTAACTTTTCCGCTGTACAGCCGCGACGCCGTCAGGCTGTCTGTTATTGTCTTTTTACGCATGAATTTCTACCTCGCTCAAATTTTGCAATTGCTCGGAATACCGGGTATATCTGTTGAGGAACTACAGCATTGCCTAAGCATTTAAGTCTGTCCACCCTGTCGGAAACCCCATAAGCCACTCTACCCACGTCGGGTTCAATTTTCTACCAGTCCACGCCTGCATTCCTTTTCCGTTCTCTTCTGCTTTCTTCAATTTCTGCCGTGCACCCGAACACCCACAGCTCGTTGCCTGTGGCTTCGGAAATACGGCGACCCACTCGCTTAGATTGCATCCAGCTTTCTTGTATTCTCCTTGCGTTCTGCGTAAACCCACTTTGCGCAAACTCTCTTCGCTGTATCGCATGCGTATGGCATCGCTTGCAAGCGGCGTAGGAAATGTCTCCAGAAAAGCCACTTGTTCTGATAAATGTTTTATATGGTTTTTCCTCCAGCCATTTACAAGAGATTCGTTTTGTCTCTGCGTAAATTCCCCGTCGCTTGCCATTGGAGTTCGCCACAATAAATACTCTTTTTCTTTCGTGCGATGCTCCGACGTCACAAGCTCCCCATATTCCCCATCCGACGCTATACCCCAACGCGGCAAGGTCGGCAAGTATTCACTTGAAGTACCTTTGATTAGCTCTGGCAAACAAACCGGGTGTATTTTCACCGACAAACCAGCGCGGGCGAATCTCTCCGATAACTCTTGCCACTTCTCCCCAGAGGTCACGCTCATCACTATCGCCGAGACCTTTTCCTGCAAGGCTGTAAGGCTGGCATGGAAATCCCGCCGACAATACCGTGATTGTCTTTCTGTCGATTCCGAGTACGGCAAGCCGCTCATTTGTAACTGTTCGTATGTCATGTAAATTCGGCACTCCTTTGAAATTTTTGGCAAGCACCTTGCTTGCGTACTCGTCTATTTCGCACTGGGCGATTGTTTTATACCCAGCCCATTCCGCCGCAAGTTCTATCCCGCCTATCCCGGTGCACAGACTCATATGTGTCAGCTCCATATTTGCCCCCCTAAATGACTATATCGTCTAAATTGTCGAAAAGGGCATTTAACTCCTCTGCGGTATATTTCCGCTCAGACCCTGTCTCTCGCGCCCTTTTTTCATTTTTAGATGAAGATGCCTGCGTCCGCTCTCCGTCCTGCGCACGCCCAAGCCATGCCGTTACAAATCGCATAATGCCATTCGCAGTTTTCCGATGTCGAGGATTCCCCAACAGCCACCCCTGCATTTTTCGCATCTCCTGCTCCACGTCCACAGCCGGGTATAGCGGTGCAAGCTCATCAATCGTTCCTTGCGTTACTCCGAAATTTTTTCCGTTGTTCAAAATTAAATTTACAACGACATTTTCCGGCGTCGGCGTTTCGGACGACGCATATATACTTCTATTCTTTTCTTGTTCTATTCTATTCTGTTCTATTGGTCGGGGAACGGTCGTCGAACATTCGGGGAGCATTCGGGGAACGGTCGGGGAATGGTCGTCGAAAGCGCAATTCTCCCCCTTACCCCCATCAATCGGTGCGGGTATCCTGCTCGGTGTAGGCTTTTCGACTTTTTGCCATGTTTTCCAATTTCTGAAAGCGTAATATTCTCTGCCGTTCCGAGCGTAAAAATCAACGGACATTTTGGAGCCTATTTCTTTTAGGGTCTTACTCACGTCGGCTATTCTTAAACCCTCATCGTAGGGGAAAATCTTACCTTTCAGAACCTTGGCTGAGGCTTCGCCTCGACCTTCGTCGTCAGCCATGCTGAATAATCCTATGAACAACAACCGCCCTCGCTCACTTAACTCGCCAAAATTTTCGTCTGTCCATATTGACGGGTCAATCATTCTTTTGCGGGGCATTATTTCATACCTCCTTATCTGACGTATATTACTACCGGCTCGTTTGTCTTTTTTGCGTCTTTATCTAGCTGAGCCTTAATAAGTTCAAGCGCAACGCTTACCGTTTTACTGGGGCTTACTCCGTCGTCAAAAACGCGCTTCATTATGCTTTCATAAAAGTCCAACCGGTCTCGCGAGTCCAGGCAACGCGCTATTTCGTAGTATTCGCGCCGAAATTCAAATCCGCTCACTTTGCCCATTTCTGTTCTCCGTTATCTTTTTTATAAAATCTTTGCCGTGCGCAGCAATCATTTCGTTGCGCCAGTAGTAATACATCATGTCCGCCATTTCGACCGCAAGGTCATACTGCGACAGATTGCACACCGTTTTAAAGCCGTAGCGGTTGTTACAAGCCCAAGAAAGCAGTGTCGAGTAAATATGCCGACCCGCGTCATTGCCCCGCACAGAAGCCGCAGAGAGCCGCGTATGCCGCGCCTCGTACAGGCTGCGCGTGCCCTCGATGAAAAGAACGAACTCTTTCACTCCCGCGTCTTTGACGCGCTTGCATTCTTCCTCAAGGTTGTTCCGCTCTGCCGACGCTTTGTCTTTGTTTTTAGCCATGACGTTTCCGTACAGCTCTGACATGCTTCCTTTACGTTCGCCTAACCATTCGTTGCGATAGTCCTTGCCGTCTATTCTGAACGAGTAATCGCCGCTTTTAAACGTCGTGCGCTCGATGATTAGCCCCATGTGCTTCAATGCTTTCAGATACTCGAAATTTTCCTTTTCACGAGTATCGTACAGCACGGTTGCGTTTTTGTTGAAATAATCTCTTGCAGTTATTGCCGCCATTATGTAGTCCTCCTTAAAACGGCAAGTCCATATCGTCGTCGTCTTCATCGGCGGGAGGCAAATCTTCTATCCGCTCCTGCACTTCCTCCTGCTTCCGCTCCGAAGCGGACGAGAGAAATTCGACGTTGTCCGCCACCACTTCAGCAACCGTCCTTTTGTTACCGTCCCTGTCCTCGTATGAGCGTATTTGCAGACTGCCCTCGACAGCCACCTGCTTGCCTTTGGTCAGATACCGGCAGCAATTGTCCGCAAGTGTCCGCCATGCCACTACGTTTATGAAATCCGTCTGCTTGTCTCCGTTGGCGTCCCTATATCGCCTGTCTACGGCTATAGTCATTCGCGCGACGCTTACGTCGCTTGCAGTGACCAGAAGCTCGGGCGACCTCGTTAAACGTCCTATAAGTGTAATCCTGTTCATATCCTTAATTCCTCCACGTTTCTTTTAATAGCGAAAGCTCTTCCGGCGTCATAGTCTCAATTCCAAGCTCTTTTGCGTCGCTGACGACGCCGTCTATAAGCCGAGCCATTTCAGCCATATCGTATGTGCTTGAGCCGTAATACACTTGCACCTGCACTCCTTTCTTGCCGTTCACTTCGACGTCGCCCAACACGACGGATGCCCGCCATTCTTCGCATACGCGCTCTACCGCCTGCGGCTTGACTATAAGGTGGGTAAACACGCCGTAATCCCGAAGCGCCTTTAAATACAGAGCTTCCTTATCCGTCTTGAGATTTGCCGCCATTTTGTCCAGCAATACCCACAGATAGGCGTTTGCGTCAAGACTGCGGCGCTTGCGGAAAGGCTTGACGGTCAACTCTATAAGCCGTCCGTTCTCAGCCCATTTTCGCGCTTTTAAAGCCGTCTCGCGGCATTCCTGCGTGCTTTGCCGGTCCGCCGTAAAGCATAGCTCACAGCGCCCCTCAAGGTCATATTTGACCGTGCAATCCGTCACTTTCATAATGCGCTTTTTAACGTCACCTTGACGGCGTCCTTGACGTTTGTGACTTTTTTGTAAGCCGAATAGATTTCTGGCTTATCCGCTTTGAGCTTCGTCGCGTCTACGCTCTCGCGTGTGTAAGAGTCTATGTAAGTTATCTTGAGCAAGTCATCCTCATATGATTTCACTCCCTGCTCTTTCATTCTGGCTTTTAATTCATCTTTCATTTCGTCGTAGGATTTTGTATAGATATCTATTTGCTTTTTTAAATCCGAAATGCGCCTTTCCACGTCTGCCATGTATGCTAATTCGGATTTTGAAATTGAAAGCGCGGTCGATTTCGGAACAAACAACTCCCCGTTTCGCTCGCACTCGAACAGCCGTTCAATCTCCTCCAGTGGCTTCCGCTCGACCTCGACGAGCTTTGCCGAAGTACCGTTAAGATGTATTCCGTAAAGCGCGGACACGTTTGCGCCTGGATGCACCTTTTGAAACAGGTACTCGTAAATGGATAGCTGCCAGGCAAGCGCGTCCTTGTGCAAGGATGACGTGGTTTTGACGTCCGCTATAATGCGCCCCGACGGGCACCGTCCTATAACGTCTATAGTCCCGGCGACGAGGTTGTCATAAACGATAGCCTCGCTTGAGGTCGGAGTAATATCATGCTCCGCTATAAGGGCTTTAAAGGCGTCCAGCTCGTCCGTGAAGCCCTCTGCAGCGAATTTAATATAACTTTCTATCTCTTTATGAATAAGGCTTCCGCGCTCCGCTTTGGCGTTCAGTATATCCGCCTTGACGGTGGAGTAATCTGCCGAAAGCCCGTGCTTCTTCATGAGCTGCGTTACGCTGATGAGCTGCTTGTCGCCCAGCCAATAGGTGTGGTCACTCTCCCTGAATTTTACTTCCATTGCTCTCCTCCGCTGCTTTCGCCGCAGCCTTGCGTTTTTTGACAATTATCTTTTCCACATCCTCCGAAGTGAGCTGTTCAACGGTCTTTTTCAGGTACGTTGCCACCTGCTCCGGCTTGACGTTAAATGCGTCCAACTCTTTCAACTGTTCTGCCGTAGGCGGATTAGGCTTGTCCGCATTTGGCTGTTCTTCGCTCTCCTGCTCTTTGAACTCTTCAGCCTCACTGTCGCTGTATATGCCCGAATACGCCAGCTTGCAGAGCTTGAGCACTACTCTGTCGAACAGCCTTTTAAACCCCATAGCGTAAGGATATTCGTTTTTGCAGTTCTTTGCGGACACCTCGCCCACCTCGTACAGCCCTTGAGCGGGGTTGCTGTAGGTAAACACCAGGCTGTCCTTATATCCGGACTTGTCCACGCTTACGCATTCTGGCATGAATTTTCGCTTTTCATCTGCGGCGTCGTTAATCTTAAGGCACCCGTTGTGCGAGATGATTAAGCCGGAGTAATTCATCTTCGTGCCGGCAGCGTTCTTATTCATCAAAATCCAAAAATCTTCTTCGCCTACAATGCCGTGCTCTTTGATGAATTTGACAGCCACGTCCCTTGACTGTCTGTACCTTGCCGACAGTACGACAGGCAGCTCCTGCCCCGTTTTTGAGTCATACTCTTTTAATTTCTCATTAAACATTTTTTCTTTCTCCTTCAACTTCATTCGTCAACTTGCCTATGTTTTATAAAATCCCACATCATTTGTAATATAAGGGCATTCATTGATATCCCCATTTCTTTCGCGGTCTTAACGAAATACGTTTTTACTTCTTCCGGCGCACGAATTAAGATTTTCTCGGTCAATATTTTCACCTCCTTTATAGCGGTTACCACCTGTCAACACTGTTATAATAACATGGCGGTTACCACCTGTCAACTATTTGATAGCAGTTTTTTTGTTAGCACTGTGTTATCATATAGTTAATTTATTGCCACACAAGGAGTTAATATCATGGGTAAACATCTTTTTCCCCAACGCGGTCTGCGCATTGACGACGAGCTTTATCTCAAACTTCGCAAGCTGGCAGCTGACGAAAATCGCTCTTTCAACAACTACGTCTACACACTATTGCAGCGTTTTGTTGCCGATTATGAAACCGCCAACGGTGTTATTGATGTCGATACTGACGTGCTTTATGAATAAGTATCAGTACATACTCGTTAAAGCTGACTCCATATCTGACAGCTTCGGTCATTAGCTGTTCCTTTAATTCTGACGGTAGCCGTAGGCTTACCGTTTCTTTTTGTGCTTTTATCATTATTCCCCATAAAGTGCCGCCGTCAAATCCACGACCGTCGTCGGTGCGCCGAGTTCGGTCATGGCTGCTGCTACTTTTTTTAATGTTTTCGCTGTTGGCGTATAATTAATGCCTAATTTTGATATCGCTTGAGTTGAAACGCCTAAATGTTGAGCTACTGTTTTTACCATCAGCCCACGACGTTTCAAATACTCGCACATTGTCATGCTTTATCCTCCTTGTCTTATTACTTAATCAAGCACCACACTCGTCTGTGGTTTATTCGATATTACCACATTGTTCTGTGCTTGTCAACTAATTTGGGCGCAAAAAGTTGAAGTTTTCTGTGTTTTTTTTATAATAGATTTTAGAGGTCGTCCACTTATGAATCTAGATTTATGGAAGCAAAGAAAAAAGGAATTGCATTTAAATTATGGAGAAATAGCCAAATCAGCAGGGGTTTCGAAAAGAACTGTTGAGGATATTTTTCGAGGATTTACGCCAACCCCCCGCATAGACACCGTTCAAGCTATTGAAAAAGCACTTGGAATAACAGACAGCGGGTTGTGGACTGCCGAAGATTACTCCGACGGAGATATTTTCAGCTTAAAAAAAATAAGCGTCACCCCCATTGAGGATGAGCTGCTTTATAAATTTAAAGAAATCGGTAACTGCGTCGGCGAAAAAGGGCAAACCCTTTTACTCGAATTTGCAGATATAATTTTAAATGTGTTAAAAAAATAAAAAACGAAAATGCTTGCCAAGATAAATTTATCAACACATTAACATGTTTTTGTTAAGTTACCGCAAAAATGCGGAATAACTTAAGGAGGTAGTCACTATGACTACGGAAAAGCTGTTAAAAGAACTATTAGGCAAGCTCGAGGGGTTGGAAAAGCAAATTGGCACAAATTCTACCTCGCAAACACAAGATTGGGCAGAAAACAGGTTTTTGAAATTCACCGAAAAGGAGATTTTACAAATGCCTAAAAAAATCAGAATAGTAATCCGTGAATGCGACTGCACGGTTTACGCCCGAAAAAGAACAACAGGGAGGTATAAATGTTCATACGAAATTCAATTTAATAGAAAAGGTTACCATATTTCCGCATCTGGCAGAACAAAAGAAGAAGCAAAAGCGCGTTTTATCGCAAAAGCAAAGGCTCTTGATATTCAACAAGGGAACGGCGCCATTTCTGTTCCAACGAACTTTGATAAATTTGCAAATTACTGGTTTGAAAATTTTCATAAACGCAAAGTTGGAGCGAATACGTTTGAGCACGACATAAAGCTTTACAAGAGGCACATAAAAGAGCGCTTCGCAAAGTTTCCAGTAAATTACATAAATGCTGCTATGCTTCAATCATTTTTAGATGATTTTTCAGACCGCCCCAAAACGACAAAAGACTTGTTTTCGCTGCTTAACCAAATATTAAATATGGCAGTCAAGCACGGATTGATAAGATTAAACCCTATAAGTATTTGCATCATCAAAAATTATGAACAAAATCACGGGTCGTTAATCGATAAAGACGAGGAGTATAAGCTTCTTAACACTTATAAGGGGACTGAATGGGAATTGCCGTTTGCTATTGCTATTTATACCGGGCTGCGCCCTAATGAATACGCATCAGCGATTATTGAAAATGATTTTATTAAAGCAGTAAACAGCAAGCGGCATAACAGTAACGGCAAGATTGAATATAAATATATTCCCATTACGCCAATGCTTCGTCCGTATTTGAAAGGTATAAACGAGCTGCCTGCAACGCCTAACTTGCAGAATTTAACCCGGCGGCTTAAAAAAGTGCTTCCCAATCACAAATTATATGATTTGCGCACCACTTTTCAAACGCGTTGCACAGAGTGTGGAATTACTGACAGTGTTATCGGTGTATGGATGGGCAATTCCATAGGCAAATTAAAAGAAGCTTATACAGATTTTTCAAAAAGCTTTTTATTAAAAGAAGCGGAGAAATTTCTCTATTGAATACCCTAAAATACCCTATATTTTCAATAGCATGTTAATGTTCTAACATGCGAAAAGTGCCCCAAATAGGGCAAAAACAGTGATAAAACACCCAAATTTTCATTATTTTACCCTATTTAGGAGCACAAATTTAGGTTCGAGTCCCATCATCTCCACCAAAAAATGAGGTAAAATCAGTGATTTTATCTCTTTTTTTATCGTTTTTTGCCCTATTTTCTAAAATTTAGGGTCAATATTTAAGATGTACCCTAAATGTACCCTAAATTTTTAAAACTTTCAAAAATCTGTTTCTGAACAAAAAATTAAAACAAAGCCGCCCGATTTTAAGTCGGGCGGTTCTGCTGTGCATATATTTGTAATTTCAAGCAGCCTTTTCCTTTTCCAAAAATTTTTGGATGAAATCAAGGCGTCTTTTCATTTTGTCCTGCAACGTGTATTTTACGAAATTCGCACCGTCTGTCATTCCGGTAAACGCGCTTGAGGCAATTCTAAATAGTTTGGCAAGCGTGCTTACTATAACACCTAACCCAATCACTTGATTAGTGAAAAACAGTGTGCTGAACGCAAAGGACATGGCTACAATCATTGTTAATTTTTGTATAACCATCTTGCTGATTGCCTTGCCCTCATTTCCGTACAAATCGTCATCGTCATTTGAATTAAGGTCTACGCCGCTGAATATCGTGCTTGTTTTTATCGGAACATATCTTATCCAGCGGCTGCCCACCTTTATATGTTTACCAGCGACTTTAAAACAATGTATATCACGGTCCGCCGTTTCAAGTTTTTCTGCCCAATACTTTTTTTTGTTAATCCGGGCAAACATCATACGTCTTTGAAGATAAGCAGTGTATGCAGATAACTTCTTCTCGTCGTTCCGCTGTTTTACATAATCCTCAAATTTCGTCATGAGGTCGTGCGAAACAAGCCCCTCATGTGCTCCCTTTATTTTTGCCTGAACCTCTTTAACATCCTGATTAGCGTTAATCTCCCTTTCACGCGAATACGCTCTTGCGGATAAGGCTACAAATATGACGGATAAAACGGTAAGCCCCAATTCCACCCAATAAGACGTATCTTTAAAAACACTTGGGTCAAACCCTGCGTGCACATAATCCATCAATACCTCTGAGGCGGTAATGAATATTAAAAGGCATATCAGGAAGAATTGTTTTAAATTAAATTTAGATTTATCAATATTCATCTATGCCACCTTACCGTTTTGCAAAAACCTCGCGTGAGTATAGCACATTGAATACAATGCCTATACAGAAGCTGATACTAATCCATCCTAACGTTGCCGACAGCTTTACTAATTGAGCCTCGAGCGCGTTAAACGCAGTCAAAGCGGCTATTAGGAATAATAGCGGCATAATGCTGTTCAGTACCGCCTCTATAGTCCGTATATTCTTTATTTCACGCTCTAAAGCTTTCAGCTCGGTCTTGTCCTGTTTTGTCTTTAAATCTGCAAGCATTATATTGCACTGCGATTTCATGTCTGACAGCTTTCTGTCGACAAACAGCTTTTTAATAACCCAAAAAAGGAAAAGCAAAAGCAAAATTCCGGTTATTCCTATCTTAAATCCGACAGCAGCCTTTGTGTCCCCTATGTTGCTATATTGAATAATGACGAGGATGATAGGAATCACAGCCGAAAACAACGCGTGTAAAATAAAAAAGATTAATCTCTTTTTTGTTACTTTCATTTAAGCCCTCCGAAATTCACTGAGGCTTGCGCCGGAGCAGCTTCTTCCTCGACAGCTAACGGCTGCAATACTACCGTCATTACCTCGTCAGGCTCTTGCGGCTTGTATTCTCCTTCTAAGCCTTTTATCGCGTCCGCCAGCTCGGCTACTTCCTCTTTTGTCAAAGCCTTTAGTTTCGCTATTCCCTTGCCCATAGGCACAAGTAAGCTTTTTAATGAATTAGTAATTTTTTCTATCTTCTCCATACGTGCGTCTAATTCTTTTGTAAGCTTCTTCAATGACTTTTCCGTGACGGCAGTGACGTCAATATTAAGCGTTTTTCCGGCAAGCTTTTCCGAGACCTTTTGGCTCAGATTGTCCACGTTAAAAGTGGCGTCCAGCATTTTATTGTTTTTGTTTACCAATTTGCCGATTATAGCCCGTACAATCGTGTAGATTATAAGCCCCGCGCCACTGGCACCGCCGAGAGCTGCGACATATGGCGATATCAATTCCCAAACATAATCCATTTTTCATCTCCTTAAACAAGTGTAGGGTCGTAGTTCTTTTCAATCGCGGTTATTCTTTCAGAAAGGTTGTTGATAACTCCGATTGCTTTGTTGTATGCGTTTATTAACCGCTCGTTTTCTTTTTTTAATTCAGTCATTTGCGCATTTTGTGCAGACTTGTGTTTGTCAAAATCGCCCAGCACACGGTTAAATTCTAACCACAAATCTTTTTCCGTCTTCTCTCTTTTGCTCTTGTCGGTCATTACGAGAGTTTGAGTTTCGGTAAATACTATATTCGCTTGGGCAATCTGCTTTTCTATTTCGGCAATTCTTTCAAATGCGCTTTTGTCGGTCATGCCGCCCGATACCTGCCACTGGTTTTGTCTTAAATGAAAATAGGCGGTCACTTTCAGCGGCTCGCACACCCAAGCATGGACAACAATTTCGTCATTTACTTCAGTCACTATAAGGCTGACATATTGCTCTTTATTAAGCAGTTCAGGGGGGAGTTTTACCCTCCCACCCTTTATTACCGATTTATACTCAATGTTGTCTTCGCCCCTAAAAAGAGCTATATATGCACCTTTTTGGGGCAATAAAAAAGACACCTCAAAAGTGTCCCTTATATCTAACATGATTGGAGTTCTGTCAATTAAAACTCCTTTTTCACTCCCCATTAAAAGTTCATATTTCATTTAACTACCCTGCCTTTCTCTCGGCTTTCCCTCCAACTCTCGAATGTCACCATGAATGCGCCTAAATTCCGCTTTTTTCTCCTCTATATTCGGTATTTCAACGCCCGCCATGACTTGCAGCAAATCTTCGTTTAACGAAGTGAGTTGTCTTTTAAGCTTTGAAATGTTTGTCTTTCTTTCAAATTCTTCCTTATTCTTTAAATATATAGGGTCTATATTCATTTTTCTGCTCCTTTATTTTTATTCTTTTATACTCTCGGAGAAAATCTCAGAGTGAAGCTGCATAATATGTCTTCGGTTATATTCGAATTAGAGTCTGCGACGTTCAATTCTGTATCACCAACAAAAGCAATGCGAGGGAGATTACTTGTTAATCCCGAACAATCCTTTAACAGCACATACTTGCCCGTGTAGCCTCCCACGTTTATATCTGTAGCCGATGTCAATGTCAAATCGAAATTATAATCACCACCATTATTCGTTGAATATACGTCAAAAATTGAGTCAACGTCATTAAGAGAGTGGTTCATAAAGTCCAACATTGCGCCTATGTAATCAGCTGCTATGCCTCCGCCGCCGCTTATAGTCACTTGCCCTACTATTCTGTCTTCGTAGAATGTGTAGGAATTAACAATATAATTGCCTGAGCCGCCTCCCGCTATTGTTCCGTCTATTGCTCCAGTCAATGTGGTGATAAGTTTTCTTGTAGAATCACCACCGCCGCCATCACCACCACCGCCGCCATCGTCTATGGTATCTGTCGTTATAATATCTCCGTTATCGCCTACGACAAGGAATTGCCCTGCTAATCCTGCCCCCAGATTTTTGTCCAGCTTGTTGGGGACATTGTTTATATTCACAATCTGTTGAGAGGATAAGGCGTCTTGCTTTTCCGATAATTCTTGTTCTACTTCATATACCTGCGCCTCTGTCGCTATAGAAGTGCCGGAGTTCGTCGCCTTCGTCGTCTTGTTCGGAACAACCGGTGAGGTCGTGAATGTTTTCGTACCGCCTATGGTCTGATTGCCCGAAGTCTGCACGGAGTTGACAATACGCGAATCGTTTCCTTGTGCAACCGTATCTGATGTAGTGCCGAAATTTTTATTAAACGCTGTATTTTTGTGAAAAGCAGGCTCTGCGCCTACGTCCTCCGCGCTTAGAATTACAGTCCCTGTCTTGCCGTTGACGCTGACTACCGCATCGGAATTTTTTATACTCTCCCAACCGCTGCCCGTTGACAACAGCCAGTCGCCAACGTTAAACGTTTCGCCTGCAAAAGTACCAGCCGTCTGCGTTATGTAATATATCCCCTCATTGGCGGTGTAACCTGTTATAGGGGCGGTATCATTCGTCAGGGTAATCGTGTTTGTCGTTGCGCCTATTCGAGCTTTGGCGTCGTCAGTAAGCGTTGCGACTGCCGTGTTCGCGTTCCATGTGCCGCCGTATAGCATTTGCCCGAGAATATGGTCGGGCAGCTGTGACGTGGGGACTTTCCCTGTACCGTCAAGCGACGCTATCCCGTTAGCTTGCCCTTTGCTGGCAAGAATTGAATTTATTGCCGCGACAAGGTTTGTTTTATCCGTTGTATCGAGGTTGTTGAGATTACCTATTAAAGATATCACCTCGCTTACGTCTCCCGACACGTAGGGCAAGCTCGACCAGTTATTTTCACCGTCTCCTATTTTGAATTTAATCTTACCATCGGTCGTCATTTCTACGCCCGGTCTGCCAAAATCCAAAACAATGTCATTTGCCGCCCACTCCGCCGTAGTGCCTCTTTTCAATAAAATTTTCATATATATTCTCCTTGAAAATATTGTGTTTAATCTGCTGTTGACGGGAATCCGTCGTCTACTACGAAGTAAGTTTTCCTTAATTCGTCCACCGCTTCCCATAATTGCTCAATCGCTATGGTATTAGCATTTATCTGTGCCGCTTCTTGACTTTTTAAATCAACATCGATTTCCCCGTCTGTCTCTCCCCCCTCATCAACCGTTGTCCGATATAGATTTGTCGGCATACGGGCGGAAAGTAGTCCGGTTGAGGTTATTTCTGAATAATTTAAGAAAAACTCCAAATTGCCTACAATATCCGTAAACGGCTTGGGCAGCGGACATTCAAATAAGAGATAATCATATCCGTCAAGCTTTACCGTTTCTACAAAAAGCAAGTTGTAAAATGTTGCTCCCGCCTGCTGTCTTTGTCCCCTGCTGTCGGTTATTACTGCTGCAACCGTACACAGCGGAGTTGACCCTGCGTCCCTGTTTTGCGTAACGGGGACGTAAGCTTGTAATCCTACGAATCTATAGCTTCCTTTGTATAAACGCGTGCTGTTAATAACCTGAGCTGTCCCGCTCACATCGAGTTTCAACGCAAGTTTTCGTAATTGTTGTTCCATATTTCTGCTCCTTTTTGGGATTAAAAAACACGAGTCGTTCTCGTGTGTTTTATGGGTTTGTTGTATAAGTCACATTAACTTTTGAACGTCGATACTCCGACGGGCTGTCACTTGCGCTTGTCTGATTATGGAATCTATACCATTCATTTGTATCGGCTAGCTTGAGGCGTATATACAACACGTTATTCTGTATGAAATTAACAACGGCGGAGACATTTTCGGCGTCGTCGTTAAATCGGTATCCCTCCATGCTGACGTCTATAAGTTCTATTATCTCAATGCCGTCCAGCGGCGTTCCAGCTAATGGAATACTGATATATTCCAGCTGTTCTGCTTCGCTTGGAGCAGGAGGACGAGAGCTGCCATAAGGCGGAGGCGCAACCTGCATTTGAAAACTGGTAACGTCAAAAACAATACCTGTATACGGAAATGTCACCGTCTCCTCTACAGGGTCAGTCGGTAAGCCGCCGCTAGCGCCGTCTATAAATTCTGGATAAATCCACCAGCTTTGAAGCTTGTCTACGTCCGCCAGCTTAGAAACGTTCTTAACAATGTAGGCATACCTGCTGCCCTGTTGGTTTTCCTGATACAATGCTATTGCCTGTACTTGACTTAGGTCTAGTCCATCGGGTGGCGTAATTCTCAACTCGATTGCTTCCTGTCCGTCGTCAAGCAAGTCGTAAACGACGTTGTCGGCAACTACGTTTGCGCCTGAAAGGTTTATGTTTTCATTGAACAAGCTTTGAGGTTCACTTAGCAACAGCATTTTAAGCTCGCTTTCTTTCTGTCCGAAAAGATTTGGAAAGGTTATAAAATCCTCAACATCAGCTTCGCTTGCCTTATGCAAAAAGTTTATCTGATAATTGAAAGATATTGCTTCCCGCGCGTCCTTGTCCAACGCAATTCCAACGTTATCGTTACCCCCGCCGGCAACCGTCTGCCTGACCGTCGGCTTATCTGTTCCCATTATTGCCGTTTGTGCTTCTTCAAACGTCCAATCTGTCTTATTGAACAGCCTGAACTCGAATAAGTCTGCGCGTCCCATCACGTCGCAATATCTGAGCGGCTGCATAGATAAATATGACGCGTCGGCTGTATCGTCGGGCAGAGGCGTTAATTTCCCCGTTTCAAGCAAACTGTTTACCGCGTCTATAATCTCGTTTATTGTGGAGTTGTCTCCATTCGGCACCTGTCCCTCGACTGGCGTATCTACGAAGTCACCCGCCTTGAAATTGTCTGCCATGTCCCACTCAAATATGATTCCGTCGTGCGTTGGAAAATGTAGTAAAGGCACTGTGCAGTCCGAGTGATCGCTGGGGTCTTTAGGGTGTATTTCGTTGGGGTCTGTTCTATCGATTAAACTGGACGGAAATAGCTGATTGTTTGGAATCACAAAGCCAGAAGCATTGGTATGTAATCGCAATTTATCCGCTTTGAAACGTGTCCATGCGTAATTGGGTAGAACTGGCGGGTTGTTCGGGTCGTCCGGTTTATTAAACACAAGCCACTTTATAAAATTACGCCAATAAAGAGGACTTAAAAAGCGCGGCGGCTTTGCTTCCGTGTTTCTCTGCGTGGATAATGTGAAAAAGTCCATTAAACGCACCTCGCGTCTTATTTTCGACCTCTCACTTACCTCATAAAAGCGCGGCTCACTTGGTATAGTCACTATGTTTGCCAGCTGGTTGAAATTCTTGCTGTATGTGACCTTTTGAAAAATAGCGTCGGGATAGCATTCGTTTTCCGTTTCAGTAACATAATAAGCCTCTCCGTTTATCGTGACCATGTCGCCGCTTTCTTTTTCGTTTTCGGGCATTGCATATTCTTGTCGCTGGTAAATTCCGTTCCCGACGCGGATGAGCTTGCCAAATAGATTTTGCGAAAACCTTTCACTGTCCACAATCTTATCCTGCTGCCCGAAAAACTGCTCATGGTGCGGATATTTCTCAAAAGTAGAATTTCGCACAAATGCCGCAAAATCCGGGCGGAATTGAGTAAAGCGCACAGTATCCTGTGTGTGGAATTTGACATGAAACATAAGGTTGTTGAATTTTATGTTGTCTATATTTCCTATGTCAGTGCCCTGCCACACAAGTTGCAATATGCGTTTTAAAGCCATAATCTGATCGCCGCTATTTACTCCCGGCGGCACAAAATTAAGCCCCTGTATCTTATTGTCGCCCAAAACGTAGTACAATGCCGCTCCCTTTGACGGATATACGTCGTAAGGATTTGCATTGCTTAAAATGTCGTATATGGACTTTTCAAACACCATATCCAACGCCGAGCGCGTGTCCCAGTTCCCATCAGGGAGCTGCAGGGAGATATCAAACTCCTCAATTGCAAGCACGGAATAAGAAAGCTGTATCTCCGCAGTATTGTTGCTTATTAAAAACGACGGGTCACTCGTTTTTGCGACTACCCACTCGTCTACGATATTTTGGGGGCTGAATAAATTCGTGACGTAGCTTTCGTATTGCGTAAAGTATTCCGACAAATTCCGGCTGTTGAATACCGTTATTTTGCCGCTATTATCCGTTTTTGTACGCGTCCCGCCAAGCTGTCTGAATTTTAAAATAAACCTGTCAGTCTCGTCGTCCGCAAACTCCAAATACGGTATCGCATGTATGTAATAGCCGATTTGTAGCAAGACTTCCCATAGATTTTTTTGCTCGAATATTGTTTCATGCGCAATAGCTGTTTTAAGGCGGTTGTTCCATTCGTTATCCACGATTATGGCGTGTTCCAGCGACGGCTGGGTATTTCCCATGCTTCCGAACTCGTCAAGACTTTGAACGCGGTTGTCCAAAATGTGAGTATCCAAAGTGAGCAATGCTTTTCTCAGCAAATTGTAGCAGGAATATTTCTCGCCCGAAGCTATTAGCGGTCCGCCTATCGTAGTAACCGACATGTCTTTGTATTCAAACGACGTTGTTATTCTGACCGTTGACGAGTCAACTACGGGCGTTGCGCTTGTATATATGTCCCACCAGTAATACGTAACCGTTCCTATTAAAACAGGAATAATTTCACTTCCTCCTGTCATAGTCGCCTCGTAATACTCCAACATTGTATTAGCATTTACAGGATTAGCAGCGCAAGTTATTGTAAATCTGTATCCCTTGCCTGCCTCTATTTCCGCCGCTGTAAGAGCAGGGATGTTCAGCGTTATTGTTTTTGAATTTATACCCTGCTGCACCTGCGCCAATGCCAAACCGGTAGTGTAATAATCCGACCAATCGCCTGCTTCGCTTGTAGTTTTATCCGCGTAACTTCTGCGTGAACTTTTAATCCTCCTCAAATAAGCCGTTCCATTATTGGCATAATATACGGCGTTATCTGCGTTGGGAATTGACGTAGGTCCGCTGTAAAAAACTGCATATTCAATTTCCGTGCCCGGTACGTCTACGTATGGTCCGTCCCAATTCTCGCCGAACTCTGTCCTGTGTGTTTCTATACGACGCACTGTCGTCTTGACGTTCATTTCAAAGAGATTTTGAAATTGCGTTCCCGTTGACGTGGCGGCTTTGCAATATAACGTAGGAGTTGTGAACGTAATAGTTAGCGGGACTGCCGCGTTCTGAACTGCCAAAAGATTAGATATCTCTTCCGTATTACTCCATTCGTATTGATAGTTGTTTTTAAAGATTGGCATTTTTAATTCCTTTTAACTTGATTTTTGTAGCAACTTCTTGTATAATTTCAACATCATTTAGTGGTTGAGGTGCTTTCATGAAAAAAATAACCAAAAAGCAAATCGCGCTAATTCTCATGATGATTATTTGCGCGCTACTTTTTTTATTTTTTTTTGTAATAGGAATTATTGGTTTGGTCAATTTTTTCAAAAATAACGGAAAAATATCCGAACCAATAATTATCAGACAAATATTTGTGTATTTGTATTTTTGTTTGTTGTTCGGTTTAATAATTTGGCTTGCCGTTTTGTCTTTCAAAAATAATGTACTTTACTCTTATAAAAGACGAATCACCTTAATTGTTCTTGTACTTACTTGTGCAATTTTTCTTATTATAAGCATTTGGCACATGACTGATAACTTAATACACCAAACTATTCCTGCCTTAAAAGAACTTAAACAGAATTACCCAAACAATCCCCTAATAACCGAAATCAAAAAAACAATTTCTATCAACATTTGTTATCAAGTAATTCTCTTTATTTTTTATAGTTTCTTTTTATTATTATCAATACCCTTCATGCGTAAGCTAAACGATAATTCCACCGCTACCATATAAAGGATATTTAAAGTCTTCCGACAACCTTTCGGCAGAAGAAGATCCCGCAGGCGGTGAAATAGATACGTCGGCTATCTTGTCGCTGCTTTGCGTGGTTTTGTAGTTGAGGGAAACGTCCTTTAATTCGTATGTCAGCGCTATATTATCTACGTGCATGCCCTGCGCAACCACGCTTGCCTCTATCAGATAAATCCTGTGGCAGCATATTTCTGCCATGCCGACGTATTCCTCTACGTCGTCATGTTCTACGACAAAATCCCACTTGCGAGGCGTATCTGAATAATCCGCTGTAATATACCGCTCCAGCCTGAATTTTGTTTTTGGCTGAAAAGCATTTCGCGTAGAAATAGGCATGCCCTCAAGGATAATCTCGCCGGTGTCCATTGTCTCGTCTAATCTGTCCTCGATATAAACCGGCGCGACCAAATATTTCGTATATTCTGTTGACTTAACTCCGTTCTCCCATAAAAATACTCTCCAATAATACATTTATCTGACTCTCCCTGTAAATACAGAATAATTTGCCCGCGCAAGGTTGTATGCCTGATTGTTGTTGTCGGTAAAGCGTTGGTATTGGTAATCCCGCTCCCTTTCCGCATATTTAAAGCCCAGATTGACGCCCGAGCTTGCAGCTCCCACAACCGCGCCGATGACAACTCCCGGAACTCCGAATACTGCGCCCGCGCCTGCTCCGCCAAGTGCCCCCTGTCCTAAGCTTAATACGTCCGTAACCTGTTCGATTCGCCTGTTGACTACTGCTTGGTAATTTGCGTCGCCATTCTTCCTGCCAATATCTGAAATGTAATAATTCGCGAATTGTTTAGCCGTCTGTGTCGCCAAATTTACGGCAGATTGCAGCGCAAAAAACTGTGTCGGCGTTGTTGCCTGCTTGACCTTGTTCTTGATTGTCTGATTTAAATGAAATATTTTGTAAAGCGCGGAGTTTTTCCCTCCTGTTTTTTTTTGTCCGCTGTCACCCGTCGTGCCGGTATTCTCATCGGTTACTTTTCCTCCGTCTACAACGGTTATCCTCAAGTTATGCAGAGCCATAATTCACCCCTTTAGGAGAAAGCTTCAAAGTGTGCGTTTCGTTACCCGTGTCCGATGCTACTATAATCTGGTGGTCTTGTATGACCACGTCGTGCACATAGGTCTTGTCCGCTCTTTTTATAGTCATGGAAAACACCTGATTATTATTACCCTGCTCGGAAAATGCTTTGTCCGAAACGTAATTTATAAACGGATTGTTGTAACCGTCAAAGACGAGCACCCAACCGTTTGCCCGCGCAAGGTTAATTTCACCAGTGTTATAGGGCGCGTTCATGAATGGCACTGCCTTTTGCGTCATGATGCTTGCCGTAGAAAGGCTTGTAAGGGGCACTGTGGCGGTTTTATTCTCATCTCCGTCCAACCACTCAAAACTCACGGTATAGTCGCTATAACTGACAACGTCGGGATACAGCAAAAGACTTACGGTCACTTCGCACACCGCCATTTCGCCGCAAGCCGTTCCTGTCTGGATATCCACGACATTGGGACCGTTGAAGATTATGACCGCCTGACGCGTCTCGCGAGTGTCTGCTTCGCCCGCTTTGGGCGGAATACCGAACTTGACCGGAAAGCGCAAGCCGCTTGTCGCAACATTGCAGTCCTCTATCAAGTCCTCGAGCAGCTTGACCTTGTCCGACTGTATCCAGTATTCCATTGTCGGCGAAAGCACGCAAACGTCTACGTCTTTAGAAAAAAGACGCTCGATTTCGCCGCGCACGACGGAACAAAAGCCCCTGTCCAATGCCGCCAGCGCGTTTGTCTCCGCTCCCTCTTTTATTTTTTGCGCGATTATAGCCGCAGTGGATACCGGTCTATGTTTGAAAGTGAAATACTCTACGTTAAGAATGTCCTGTATAGTTCTCCCCTGCCAATCCGGCGGCGCGGACGGGTCTGTTATGACGGTATTAACGTCCTCGTCGTCCAGAATGCTCTTTATAATCGTGAGCACTCCGTCCGCCGTAATTTTTACTTTCTCCACTTTTTACTCCTTGTAGTCCACTTTCTTTTTCCACGCCTCCTGCTTTTTCACGTATGAGACCGGTGGTGGCGCGTTCCTCGACTTCGCGCTCTGAAAATCCGGATTGTACATTATATTTTCCAAAACCGCCTTCATTGCGGATAGCTTCTTATACGAAGTATTAAGGTCCGCCATCTGGTCTAACGTCGAATAAGGAAGATATAAATTCGTATTATTTCTTATGCCCTTAACTACAGTCGGCATGCTGTTAAAAAATGCCTCTATTATGCCTTTCATTTCGTTTGTGCGCCGCAAAATATTCTCATGCTTGCCTTTCACGACAAGTTCGCCGTCCCCCGTCACGGTGCCGTTGAATACACCTCGCAGGTACTCCAGCACGCGCCGCTCTGTTGTGGCAAATGAATAAACATTTTGCAACGGTGCTTTTTCATCAAATTGCGGAAATACGTTAGCAAGCTGAGGGTTTGAAAATAAATCCCGCATTTTGAATCTACTGCTATATTTCACACCTTTGTTCATAGCAGCTTCCGTATAGGGAGATAAACGGTGGCTAAATTTTTCATACTTTTTTTACAAACCCGTTGCGCTCCGCTTTCCTCAACTATCCACGGCTCGTCATCTATCACGAGAATATCTCCGGCGTCCGGTTCATTTGGGTCGTCCTTGACCGGCTTCCAGCTTCCGTAAAATTTGATTGTCATAGAAGAATTGTCTACTAAAAGCCCGCCCACAGGCTGCTCAGTGCCGCCCTGCATGTCGTCCGCTTCTGTCCATGCAATACTCCCGCGCGTGCGGTAATAATTTTTTTGAAAAATCATGACAGTATCGTCCATCTCGAAATTTTCCGTCGGAGTGAAACGCTTATATATCCGGGCGGGCGGATTGGTCTGACTTCCGTAAATCGGCGGCAGCCACATGTCACATCCCCTCCTTAAAGTTAATTAAGCGCTTGCCGGGTATGTCGCCATTGAATAACAGCCCGAGAGATTGCAGGATGTCGAGAGATTTCGGCGATATATGCCTGAACTCCTTTCGGAGCTGCTTGTGATATATGCTAGTGTTGCTGTCAATGTCAATACCGTTAAAGTCACGCACGTCAAAGTTTTTAACTTTGTATTGCGCCTGAAAAAGCAATGCTTTTTCAAACTCTTTCCGCGCCGCATATCTGCGTGGAAAACGCAATGAACGCGATTGAGCTATTAGCCAACAGCTATATTCGTAATTGAACGGCGCAAGCCTAGCTATAACTCCATACAGGTCGTCGCTTAACTCCTCGATAAACTCCAACAGCTGCTTGGGATTATGACCGGCATATATCGTTATTCCATAATCCTCAAGCTTATCTACTGTCAAAAAATAGCGAGAAATCATCGCGTCGTATATCATGTATTGAGTCGAACATGGATATTTCGCGGTGTCACCCAGCGTTTTAAAATCATCCGGATCGTTATAAATCGGAATGTCGCTTTGCTTCACTTTTTGCCTCCTGTCGGCTCTCCAACCGAATTAAGCCGTCGCATAATTTTTTTGTCGTATCTTTCCTTGGCTTCTTTAGCCCATTGTTGAGTCGTGAAATTGGGGTCTTGCGCTTTTCTCTCTTTAAACCCCGGCAATGCAGTTTGGTTTGTGGAACCGAGCGTTTTCATCATAATACCGCGTTCCGCAAGATAGCCCGCAGTATTCTGCGCCGGAGCGCCTAATGCGTTTCTTGTGCTGACTACGCGACCAAGTGTTTTGTATGTTTTCCCGCTTTTGGGGTGCGTGACGGTAGGCGTCACGATATCACCAGCGCGAACATTTTCTCCCGCGAGATAATTGTAAACTTTACCGCCGCCGTTATGTCCGTATAGGATTCCGACTTGACGTTGATTTTTTTGCCCCACTCGGCTTGTCGGTCTGTCTGTGGGCTTGCCGACAACCTCTCCAAACGCGTTTAATCTTTGAAATTGCACAGCCTAATCCTCCCAATTCTTTTATTGGCTGCCCCTGTCCGATTTGAACGAACACACTCCGGGTCAAAGCCGGTTGCCCTACCCTGTTAGGCTAAGGGGCAATAAACGAGAGAGCGGAGTTATCCGCCCTCTCTTACGGTTATTCTACCAATCCCCGTTGGCATTGCGAATAATATCGCTATCCAAAATCTCAGCTGCTTTATTCGATTTTGCTGCACTTCCTCTACTTTTCTTTCGCGACGCAGGAATATATTCCGCTGCAAATCCCTTTTCGACAAGTTCACTGCCACGCTCATCGTCCACTTCTATGAAAGAGCCGATTGTGCGAATTTCTTTAGTCAACCTGTCGCTAAATGATTTTAATATCTTAACAACCATGAAAGTTCCCTTAAACTTCGGGCAATCCCGCCGTCAACGTCTGATTGCCGTCAGCCGTAGTAGTAAGGGTAGAGTCCGCTCCAACCATAGGGTCGTTGTCAAAGTTCAAGTTGGGGAGTACCAATTTTCCGGCGATAGCCTTGCGTATAGTTGTGACCGAAGCAAGTGCGGTTGCAGCGTCCGTCCAGCCAGTCCCACTGAACACTGCCTTAATCGAGTTACCAGACAAGCAACGTACGCCCATATTGACTTTAGGTTGAACGATAACTCCCTGTACATCTGGATCGTCCACCGTCTTGAACGATGTCGGACGTATTCCGCGCAACGTGGTATTCGCCGGACAGATAAGGCATGAAATTTGAGAAAGCAAGGTGATTGTAGCCGCGTCGGTAGTGGAGTCAAGCCCCATATAATACCACGTAGCGTCTTTAATCTGTTGCAAGACCTGATAAACAGGTATTCCGTCTATCCAGCCGACGAAGCCCTTTTCGTAGTCTGCAACCGTTTTCTTTTCGTTTGTAAATGCATTCATGCCGCCGCCGGCAACCATTCTTGCCGCAATATCGCTGGCATGGTTAGTTGCAGGCAAGGACAGGTATACGAGGAATGTAGTGTCCCAGATAAAGGCTTGCCGCTCGTCGGCGGGGTAATAACCTGCGTATAGCTTGCTGTCTCCATTTGATACCTTTGCGTTTGCAAGCTTAAATTTAAGCAACGCTCCCGATTTGTCCGAAGAATCGTATGCAAAAGTTTCAATCGCCGCAGCAACTTCAGCGGCTGTAGGAGTGGCACTGAAGCTATCCATAAAGAATTGATAAATTTGAGTTGCAAAAGTATACCCGTTGATGTTGATTGCGATGTCCTGTTCGATTTGCGCGCGGCAAATTTGCTCAAACCCCTCATCGAGATTAGCTGCGCCTACACCCTCAACCTCGTCTTCGGATATAGCTATATTCTCGTCGTAACGTTTCAAGATGTCTATCGAGAAACGCTTAGACAGCACGTGTCTGCGCTGCCCGGTGCTCGCGTCGGGCAAGTTCTTTTGATTTGCCCAATAACCGTTGGACGACGCGCCTCTCATGCGGAAACGACCGTTAAGCGGAATTGGTACAAAGATATCCACCATCGACGCATTGGTCTGTTCCGGGCGGACAAATCTGTCTGTGATGCCAAAACCGTCCTTATGTATGACGTCTTGGTACAAATTTTTGTAAACCGTACGGCTTACAAGTCTTGCAACCTGCTGATTGCTTAAGTTAAAAAGTCCCATAATTTTTTATCTCCTTTTAGTTTTTAATAATTTTTTCGCATGTGCGGAATGTCTGAAAGGTCATCGTCGTAGAGTGGATTGACTTTGCCGAAACCTGCAGGCTTACCCGCCAGTCCGAATGCTCCCTCCACCTTTGCTTTGAGCTGTTTGATTTCGGCTTCCAATGCCATGTTTTTAGCGTTAAGCCCGTCTATAATCTCCTGATAATCCACAGGTGGCGGGTCGCTGTCTTCGTTTGAAAGCGTAGATGTCGTCATATCGTCCGTCGGCTCATCGGAAGTCTGCTTCCCTTGCGTCATAGACGGAATAGGGTCAGTATCTGGTGCAGTTTCTGCATTTGGCACGACTTCGGGCTCGGTCTCTTTTACTATCTCATCAGTTTTCTGGTCGTCCTCGACAGCCTTTTTAAGTTCTTTCTCGTCTTCTTCTACTTCCTCGCTGGGCCCCCCTGTCTCTTTGTCCTCCTCGATATCCTCGATTACGTCTTCAGCCTTTTCCATCACTTCGTCATCTGCGACCTCGTCGGCGGCTTTCGCTTCGGAATTAGCTTTGTTTTTGGAATTCTCCACTTCGGGCGAGACTTCGGCAGATAAAGCTTCTTTTAACTTCTCCGTTTCCGCTTTAGTCAGCGATTTTATCGCCGCTAAAATCTCATTAAGTTTCATTTCTCAAATCTCCTAAATTTTTATTACTACCCGCTTCGGCTAAATCCACATCAAAAAAGCCGCTTTTCAGCGGCTCTTCGGATTGAATTAGCGGTTGCGTTTGTATTTGTTGTTGTTGTGCTTGCACTTCACGTTTTTGCTCCTCTATATACGCGGCAAGTTCGTTGACCTCTTTTATCGAGCAAGTGCCAAGTATTTTTTCTGCAAGCATTTTGGCTTGCACCTGTCCTTTTTCGTAAAGTTCACTGTATAGCTTAATTGTATCGGTGCGCGACGCTTGGCTTTCAGGCATGATGTTTATTTCTGCCGACGTTAGTCCGTAATAGTGAAAATAAATATCCACAAGCTCCTGCAAAGGTTCGCGGATAATATCTATTTTTTCGTTTATAAACGCGTCGGTCTTGGTGCGTTCATACTCGATTTCTGTCGCAGTCTTTTGCGTCGTACCGTCAGACAGCCATGCGGCTATGGTTGAGCTTGAAAGATTAAGTGCAAAAGCTGTATCGTTGAGTATGTTTTGCTTTTGCGTCTTGATTTCCTCTGCCCTTAACGGCGGCTGTATGGCTAACGGCTTGCCGTCCTTTGCATCTCCTAAAGTATTGTCGTAGTAGGAAAACACAAGGGGGTCAAGAGCTTTTTTACGAGCGTCAGGGTCATTGGGGTTCGTTTGCCCCTCGTCTATCATCACCCGAGAACGAGCCACATATACCTCGAGCCTTTCAAAAAATTTGAGTTGGTCATAAGCATAACTTTCGTTCATCAAAAGATCGGCTATCGGCTGTCCAAACGGCAATTTAGGAAATGCAGGAATATCTCGAGTAAATTTTAACAGCCGGACGCCGAGATCTTCGTCAAAAGGAAGTAAGGTGCACTTGTCGTATATGACCGAGCGTTCTCCATCGCTTCGCGCTCCGTTCCACCTTTCATTAAGAGAAAATGAGTCATAACCGTCTAGTTGTATATCCCCATAGTCGCGTTCTATCATTTTGCGGATATCCGACGGGATATCTTTCCACAAAATACTATCCGACGGTGCCGGCGTGGTCTCGTTTGTCATATTTGTGGACGTTTTGTAAAATGTGTAATGCACCATAGGATAACGCTTCTGTTTCCCATTTTCAATTGTGTATCTAAAAAATCGCTCCTCGCAAAGGTAGTACTCGCTTACCGCGCTTATAGTGTCATGATAGGTTGCAACGAAACATTTTACGCGTTCAATGTCTCCGTAAGCGTCTGTTTCTATAAAGAATCTGTCCATCGGCACCGTCTCAAAGCGCAATGTGTTGGTGCCGTCGTTATTTATCTTCAAAAGACCTGTCCCACCGGCAATGGCATATCCGTATACTTCCTTAACGCATTTGGCAAGTCCTGATTTTTTAAAACATTTGGATGAGATAAACTCCGCCGTTTCTGCGTTCTGCGTGTTAAATACTATAGGCTTTGAAAAAAGCGTATTGAGAATACCATTGCCAATACGCTGTAAAAACAAAGACGGCAGCACGCCGTATTCTATGTTGTGAAAGCCTTGCAGCCACCCCTTGTACATAAGTATACGCGGACGGATGTAACTCGCATAAAACTGGTAATATCTATCTGAAGCAAGCAGATATGTATTGTCATATTGCGCAAGCCTGAAGCTTTCCGTAGTAAGTTCACTTCCGGCAAATAATCCAAGCCCGATTGGCAATTTGTCTTGGTTTTCCATTACGCCCTCCGTATTATAAGCTCGTCCAGATATTTAAGAAATTGCGGATTCCTCTTTATATCCTCAACGCACTCGACATCGAGATCGAAGTCTGGATGCTTTGCGTAAATTCGATCCAACCGCTCGGCTATATATATCCGCTCGGAATTTTTTTCCAGCACATCCCCGATTTTAATGTTTACAACCTCTATTATTTTGCGGACGCGCCGCTTGGTGAAATGTACGGCGGGATCTATTTGCACGACTTCCGGAGCGGGATAATTAAACTCTATGGATAACCCCGGATAGGACTCTTCCACCCAAGCCCTTATTTCGTCCTCCGCTGCCTTGTACTCTTTTCCCGTGTTTATATACTCTCTTAACTTCATATCTTTAAATTTCTCCATTAGGACTTTCTTTTTGTAACTTTTCCAGAAACACGTTTGCGGAATAATCGATGTCGTATCTTGCTTTACGCTCGGGGAACGTAAGGTTATAAGGATTTCGCAATATCGTCATTACGGCATATTGCAAGCTGTCCGGTCTGTCGTTAGGCACCGTCGGGTCAAGCTTGCCGTTTTCCAAAAGCCTGCACGCTTTTAATTGATCACACAACACCCTGTTTGAGTACTGCGGAGAATAATTATCAACATTTACGATCCTTAGCGTTCCGTTTGCAAAAGCTGTATTGACTATCCCGTATTGCTTTTCTTTCTCCATTTTGTCAGTATATGGAAGCAACGCCACATTGCGCCAACGCATATAGTTCTTGTCTGTCTTTTTAAGCACCACCATCTGTTGGTACATTCCTCCTGCACAATCAAACACAATTATTACCGGCAATTGGTGTTCTCGATTGAAATGCTCGTTGATGTAGTCCAAGTATTTTATAACTATTGCGCAACGCTCCGTAAGCGCGGGCTTTTCCGGCAATTCCTTGCAGGATATATATAGCCCCTCCTGTGCTCTCAGCAGCCCATTGTTATGCACAGTTACACAGTCACCCGCCAAAGCATCCCTTCGTTCAGCGTCGTCTATGCCTATCACTATTGACCGAATAAGCGCGGCTCCGCCCAGCTTGCCGTCGTTGGCAATAAACCACTCACGAGGAATATAATGCTCACTCTCAATAAATGAGTGGAAACAATTTTCCCAGCCAGCGACGTCAAGGTCTCCCTCGTAAATCTGAGCATATGAAACAGGGTCATCCCTCTGCATGGCGTATATTTCATCCAACAAATCTTGGGGCAACCATTCGAGTATGTCTCGATAAGTTGGCTTTAACACTATCCAGTTAGGGTCGTTTAACTTCTGTTTATAGTATTCATAAAACCACATCGCACGCCTGTCCGGATTGCCTGCAAGTATAACCTTTCTATGCCCTGCTTTCATCTGCCGTAAAAACGTCGAAAGACAGTTGTCTAAGATTTTTTTACCATGCAACTTTTGAACTTCGTCCATAACAAAAAGGCTAATCGGTCTGATTAGCTTTTTTGACTTTGTTCTATTTACGTCGTCCAATCTGTTAGACTGAACTGCATAAGTCTTGATTATGTTGTGACGCCCTTTCTTGTATATCTCAGTTGCTCCGAACACCCATGAATTGTCCTCGTTAAGCCCATGCGCCTCTATAAACGCCTGGAATTCGGCAAGAACGCCGTCGCCGGCGTTGGTAAAGCTATCAATGCCTACGCCTACATCATAATCCCTGTAACGTTCATAGTAGAGATAAATAAGCAATCCGAGATTGGTTGATTTTCCGGAGGCTCTCGGAGAAAAAAGCAGGACTTTTTGCGACCCCTCTGTTTCTATATCGTATACTGTTTCGTAAACCTCTGACAATTCAAGGTCAATCTCCATACAAAACCGCCTCTTAAATCTCGTTATCTCTTTTTAACGCCGTACCGTCCACGATTACAGGGTCTTTCTCGGATATTTCGGGTTTGCGCTTGGATTTGTCTCCGAAAGTGATGTTTATTTTCGTTTCCTCACTTGCGCCGAGATTTAATTTCTCAGGTGCTTTGTAGCCTAAAATTTCGCTTGCAGTTTTAATCGCGCTTACGGCTACGCTGCGGGCTTTGGAGTCCAGACTCTCCATTACGATCTTGCCCTTAGACGTCACTTTTACCGGAGCATCCCTGCACTCGTCGGCAATACGTTTTAAATCCCGAATCATGTCCGCTTTCTCCCAAATGACCTTGACGCAAAGCTCTGTCTTCAATTCTTTACACCTTGAGTGTACCTTGATATTGTTTAACAGCCGACTGGCAATTTCATCAATGCTCTTGTCAGTCTTATTTCCTCGCCCATATGCAGTGATATACGCTTGACGTTGACTTTTTCCCTCTATCGCATAAGCACGGCAAAAGGCTTCCTGTTTAGGCGTCAATTTGTTTTTCTCATTCATACTTTTTCCCATTAAAAAAGCAAGGACGCACTTTTATCCTTGCTTTGTAATTTTTATATTTAATTGTAGTTGCTCCTATTATTTAAATGACGCATAAAAGGCTTTTGCTTGACTCGGGAGGTTTGGCGTGTCAATAAGTTCTTGCTAGCTCTTTATCAGTCATTTGAGATAATAATTCTTTTTCCTTGCTTGAATAGTAATTTTCTCTATCGGGGGACAACTTGTAATTATTTGCCTCAAGCTCTGCTGCTTCCGCTGTTTTAAAGTTATCATATTCGATACATTTTGGAGAGTTGTATATTCTCATTTTTTATAATGGCTTAACCACATTTTTGTGGCAACACAAGTTGACAGCGATATTAAGTGATCGATTAAGTCATTATCTGCCGCGCGCATAAAATCACCACGTGCCTCTGCATTTTCAAAACTATCAAGAAACTCTGTTAGTTCCATATTAGTTTTTATTTCTTTTAGCTCCATAAAACTAACTCCTCTTTATCTTATTGCCTTTCTCAGCATCGTATTGCGTATTTATTATTAAGGCATTGTCCCAGTCGCCACATCTCGCCGCCGCCCAATCAAACACGCTTTCTTGGTTGTACTCCACAGCAATGCGCATGGCTTCGTTAATGTTGTCCGTATGAAAAGATATCTCAGGTACGCCTGCATATACACCGCCATGTGCTCTTGAACCTGTGCGTTTTATCATTTCCGCAACCTTGTCATCATACTCGGCATCCGTATATGTATCACCTGTCTGTTGAAAAGATACTTGATATCCGCTTTCATATGATACCGCTTCTCCGGTCTCAAGGTCATAAGTGCCGTCCGGTTTATTTTTAAGAGCTAATAGCTTTGCCTTTTGTCCTTTTATTTTATGCTTTTTCGGCTCCGTTGTCAACCCTTCGGAATTAGATGCATCCATTAAGTCTGCGCTTTTCTTAAACACCCCTGTTTGTCCTTTATTCGTAAATTTTCCGTCTTCATCTCGCGGGTGTTCGCTCTCGTTAAATTCACTTGAACCGCCGTCCAAAATTGAGTTGCTTTTCTTAAAACTATCCATTTTATCTCTTTCTTCTACTTTGTTATCGAATTGGTTTTGACCATAAAACCATTATAACGTATATCATATTTTACAGTAACATTCAACCACATTTTTTAACTTTTTTTAACATTTAAGGATCCAACTTTGATTTTATATGCAGTCTGACATATTCTAAAGCCTCTGGGTGCAGCCTGTATGTTATGTACCTTATGCTATAACCCATGAAATTAGCTATATCCTCCCATGACTTGCAAAGTAAATAGCGTTGTTCAAGCAATATCCTGTGCGAATAGTCTTCAAGGCTGTTGACTACATCGCTTATTTCTTTTTTGATAGTTACAAGTTCATTAAGCTGCCGCTTGATATCTGCCTCTGCGTCCGCTATTTTTATGCAGTAAATTTCAAGGCGACCTTCATTATTTCCGCCATTTACATGCTCTGACACTAAATTACTTGACATTTTAGCAGCGAGATTGCGCCACATCTCTATCTGCTCGTATTTGCTCGTGATTTGCTGGTCGATTTTATTCGCCCGCGAAAGCCAGCTTTTTACATTCATATTTTTTCCTTTTATCGGACAAACATCCTCAGCTGTCCGCTTGACTCTTCCCCTTTTAAGCGATTACAGGCAATCCTATACCACTCCTTGTTTTTCTCAAAACCTATGTAGCTACGTCCATTTTTTATGGCGGCAACTGCCGTTGTTCCGCTACCTATGAACGGGTCTAATATAATGTCACCCGGTTGCGAGGCGTGGAGTATGTGACGTTCTACAAACTCTAACGGCTTTATTGTGGGGTGAGAATATTTCTCCTTATCCGCTTTATTTATTGAACTGTTGTACCATTTGCTTTTTAACTCATATCCGTTATTTAAATTTACTCCCGAATCTCTGAAATGCAGACATATTTCAATATCTTCCAAATACCGTTGATTGCAAGTCGGAATAGGATTATTTTTCGTCCACACAAGCAACGTGTAGTTATAATTTTTAAAAAAATTTAAAACATCCCGCATTTGCAAACGACTGCACCAGATGAATATATTTGTTTTTTTGCATACTCGAATAAAATCGTGGAATATAGAATAAGCAATACCATTACTTATTTCTTTTAGCGACTCTTCCATTTTCTTCGACGGAAACTCCACCTTGCATATACAGATATGGAATATCTGTGTATATCATGTCTACGCTTTTATCCGGGATTTCCTTAATAAGTTCAAAAGCATCGCCCAAAAGTATTTTATTTAATAGCATAGTATCTCTATTTTTTCTCCCTGTTTTATTCTTTGCCGTTTTAGTATTTGAAAATTCGTAAACAAACCTCGTCAATCTATCCCGTCGCAATGTCTATATTTTTCAAACATACATTCCTTAGCATACTTGACGCTGTTTCTGTCATATTCTTCGGACGTGCAGGGCAATTTCGTATACGGGTCTTCCTTAAGCCCATACCTTTCTATCATTTCGTCGAAAAATTCTCTTGGGACGCATATGCCGCTGAAAATTAAATTTTCCAAAAAATCAACCGCAATCCTTTGTTCCTTTTCCGTTAATGTTGTTTTGCGCTTCATTTGCTCTAGGCTCCTCTATAGTTTCAACGCCAAAATGTACTTTTATCAACTCAATTACAAGATTATATTCTTTCCCGAATTTACTATCACTGTGTTTGCTTTTAACTGCCTCTGCGAAATCCTCTATAGTTCCGAAAAAGCAGCCGCATGATATTTTGATATCGCTGTTTTTACATCTGAAAGCTGTTGTCGTGCCCAAACGTGAGCCTATTTTTGAAATCCAAATTATATCTGCATTGCCATAGACCCATGCATCGCCAGAGACCTCTGCATCGCCATAGACCCATGCATCGCCATAGACCTTTGCATCGCCATAGACCTTTGCATCGCCATAGACCTTTGCATTGCCATAGACCCATGCATCGCCATAGACCCATGCATTGCCAGAGACCCATGCGTTGCCATCTTGTGAGAAAGATTGCTTTCTTTTTCAATCCAACCTCCTAAATCTCCGACTTTGACTGAACCAAAATTGGCAAGACTTTCAATTTGAAACAATGTCCTACCATATTTTTCTATCTTGTTATCGGTGAGTTTGTATTTCATCTTTTTTCTCCTCTTTCTTCGGCGGCTTGCAACCGTCCTCACACTCTCTTATTTCGGGGTATTCGCGAGGAATGTAGCAGTCATACCGGGATACCAGCTCCTCGCGCATACACACGCAATAATCTTCGCAGGTTACCAAATCGGCGCAGTCCTCGCAAAAAACAACGTCATTTCGCAACAGACAATCGACGTTGCAACTCTCACAGTAATTTTTCATTCTTTAACCTCACACAATGCTCTCGCCCATCGCTGCTTTTTGCACGTAGGCGCCGAAGTATTTCTTGGTCGGCTTTCCCTACTCCAGCTCCCTCCGCCGCAAGAGGATGTCTCTAGCTTCCACCCCGAAGCGACAAGGCTATTCCCGTTTTCCTCGTCAAGAATATATGTAATTATTTTGCTATAACCAAGCTCCTTAGCCACCCTTGCGCATTTCGAATAAAGAAATGAACACGCATTCTTGACTCCGTCCAAAACGCACAAACGCACTACCTCAAGCGTTTCCCCGTCATCTAAATGCCGGGACACAGGACGTCCTACTTGTGCCACCCTACTCAATACAACGCCTCGCACGCACAATCTTTACTGCAATAACGATTGCTTTTATTATCGTCGAAATATTTGACTTGCAAATAATCATCAAAAAACATATACGCTTCTTTGTGAAGCTTTTCCCCTCAATTTGCGCATTAAAATTGCTTTCATCTACATCACCGCCTTGACGTATTTAATCGCCTCAATGTACTCTTTTCTGTACTTTTTGTTTCTTGCGTGCGTTTCGTTTACTTTTTTCTCAAAATCCGCTATCGTTCCGAAAAAGCAGCCGCACCGGACATAGATGTCTGTCGCGGTTTTGAAAAAATACGTACAGCCGAGACGTGAACCTATACGGTCAATTTTTAAAAATCGGAGCGTCGTTTCGGACATGCCTTCATATTTTATCCCCTCGCCGAAGCTACACCTCTCGCCGAAGCTACACCTCTCGCCGAAGCTACACCCCTCGCCGAAGCTACACTCCTCGCCGAAGCTACACCACTCGCCGAAGCTGCACCCCTCGCCGAAGCTACACCTCTTGCCGAAGCTACACCCCTCGCCGAAGCTGCACCACTCGCCGAAGCTACACCTCTTGCCGAAGCTACAC